ATGAGCCAGTCTGCATTAGCCACCTACCTTGCGTTAAGCGACGACGACCTCAATGAGATGGGCATCCGTCCGGACACGCTGTTCGAAGCGCAGCCCGACGATAACGGCGCAGCCGGTTACTATTTCAACGTACCGGACACCACGCCGCAGCGCGTGCTGGGGCAGAAACGCTGGTCGCTGGGCGATCGAATCGACATTCCGGCCAGCGTGTTAAATAACGATTCAGCGTAACGGCTCCCGCGATGCGCGATCATGTGCCAGGCTTAAGTCATTGTGGAATGTTGCAATCAAGAGGGAATGATTATGATGAAAAAAACGGTACTGGCGTCACTGCTGATGGTGTTTAGTCTGGGCGCTATCGCTGAACAGGGCGGCTTTGAGGGCGGTAAAACCCCGCCGCCGCAGAAACAACAGGACGCCGGTTATAAAGGTTCTGAAGATACCGGCCAGACACATATCGAACAGATTCGGGATTTTCGTCAGGGCGGCTATGTCACGCTGGAAGGTTATATCGTTAAAAAGCTAAGCGGTGATAATTATCAGTTTCGCGACAGCACCGGCACCGTGACCATTAAGGCTGCAGCCGATACCTTCAAAGGCAAAACCTATAACGCCGAGGATCAGGTACGGGTAAGCGGCAAAGTGTATGGCCGGGGCGAGAATACCCGTGTGGAAGTTGCACGTATCGAAGAACCTTAATGCATTATTGTCCGGTCCGCCGTCGCGTCTGCGGCGGACATTATCATCCCCTTCGCAGGAAATCATCGCATGAAGAGCCTGTTTGCCAGTCTATTAATCCTCTCCACCCTGACCGCGCTGGCTGGCTGTCAGCAACCTGAACGGCCAATTGGTCCGGACGGACGCCCTAATGTCCCTGCAGAACAACCGATGCCCGGGGGTCCAATGAGTAAAGGACCGGTAGGCCAGCCGCAAGCCTGACCGTTAGCGGCATCAGTACTTACCGCGCCCTGCCCTGAAAATTTATTGTCCTTATTGCCGCCGGGTATTATTACCGGCGGCATTTTTACGTCTGGCTTAATTAACGCCCACCACCATTACCCTGATTAAATTTTCATGGCTATGCTTGGTTATTACGCTGAAATAAAGGATATGCTGATGCACAGTCTTGATCCACAAATGTTGCTGTTACTCTATTTTGTCCTACCGGTTTGGCTTATTGCTGGCTTAGCCGACTGGCTTTGTCATCGTGCAACAGAAATAGAGCATACCTCCGGCGTTAAAGAAACGTGGATACATATTTTAATGTTTCTGGAGATGGGCACTCCGCTGCTGCTGGCATTATTTCTTGAGGTGAATGCGCTGATTATTGCGCTAATGATCGTGCTGTTTTTTTGTCATGAAGCCACTGCGTTATGGGACGTCAGCTATGCGGTGAAAAGCAGAAAAGTGACGCCGGTCGAACAACACATCCACAGTTTTCTCGAAATGGTGCCGCTGATGGCGCTGCTACTGGTGATCTCCCGTCACTGGCCGCAATTTCTCGCGCTGTTTGGGGCCGGCAATGAAACGCCCCGGCTTACTCTTACGCTGCGTGCCGATCCGCTGCCGCAGGGTTATATTATTGGCGTACTGTGCGCAATCGTGGTGTTTGAACTGCTGCCTTATCTGGAAGAATATCTGCGTACCCGGCGCGCGAAGAAAAACGCCTCAACGTGAACAGCATAAACCACCGTGCTGAATGGAAATGTGGATGATTGGGGAAGCTATTGATTCCACCACAGCCAATGCCCACATGATAAAAAAACCTCCCGCGGGAGGTTTATCGATTAGATCGGTTTTTGCCCATCGTCTTCAGGCAATCCGGTGCCGGTATCATCATCGTCATCAAGTGGCTCTTCGCCGGGCACCTGCGCATCGTCAGGCAGCGGAGTGACATCATCGGGTCGTTCTGACATAAGCACCTCCATACCCCACATTGGGTAATAACTATTTTAGTTGCGTTATCCTTCAGCCCGGCGGGTTTATCACGCATCTGTGAATTAAGCGTAAGAAGTAAATTAGTTATGGGTTAACGCTTTGCTTATCGCCTGCCCTCGGCTAACGCGATAAACAAAAAAGGCCACCCGAAGGTGACCAATGATAGGGTACTCGCTGCGTTAGTCATCAGGTGTGGTTATTAATTTATTTCGCCACATGAATAACACAACTGAATTAATTCGCTTCTTTCATCACATACAACGACGAGGCGATGGCAATCATAATCGACTTACAAAAAATACATTTTGCGCCGAGTGGATTTTGCCTGTTCCTGTCAAAAATGGACTGGCGATATTGAGAGCCCTGACATTGTGGGCATCTCATAGCATTAATTACTGTAATAATCAGAGACCTGTAACGTTAACAGCGGACGGACCTTTAGGGCCGTTTTCTACAGAGAATTCAACTTTCTGACCGTCATCGAGTGAGCGGAAGTCAGTTCCCTGAATGGCAGAGAAATGGACGAAAACGTCTTTGCTGCCGTCTTCCGGAGAAATGAAGCCGAAACCTTTCTCAGCGTTGAACCATTTTACTGTACCGAGCATTTTATTTGACATGTTTATACCTTGATAATGAGCCATATGGCATTAGAGGCTGAACCGCAGCGACACATCAGAACCTGAGATAAAACTCAAAGAGAAAGGCACAGGAAAGGCACTAACACAGATGAGAGATACAAAACGAACTAACTATGGGACTGTCTGCTTATCAGACCGGAGATGCATTAACGCACGTCTGGCGGGTAAACACAAGGGGTAATAATATTTATTGATAAATTTCGGGTTTGACGAAGCGGTTACTGCGCCGCGTTTAAAATTTTAAGTTAATAGATTTAGTCACTATTTTTCATTTCTGAAAGTATCAGGCATTTAAATAATTACTTTGCTGCGGCAACGACTGTCATCTTGTCTGATAAAGAGCAGGTGTCCATGACGTTCAGAGTTTTGCTGTGGTGATGATGTCTCGGAGCACCGTGGTGTGCATTTCGATCCACTGATTGGCCGCCCGCAGTGTTTAATGCCAGCTCAGGCGGTCAAGTTCTTTGATGAGGTCAAAGGTGCTGATGGTATACCTCACGTTTCACCGTTTGCCAGTAAACAATCATGAATTGCAACAATCGCTTAGCGCATAAATCATGTTGCTGAGGCAATAAAAACCTTACTTAAATGCAACCGTTCATGCCATGCTTTGCCCGGAGCATTACAAAAGTATCGCGCTGCAGTGTCCGCGCGGCATTGACCCGTTTTATCTTTAAGTTGCAGGAACCGTTACCCGATGAAATGAAGCAGAAGACGCGTAAGGAACTGTACTACTTTTACATCATGATGATAAATATACGACGAAATTATGAAGCTAAGAAAAACACAGTACCTGCGCACCAACCCGATTTATTATAAGGATGCGGATAAATGAGCATAATTTTTGTTCCCCCGCTTATCACGCTTCTACTTAGCAGGGAGAGTGAGAAAGGCAGCCCACTGACTGAGGATGAAGTAAATAGCATCAGAGACGATGCGACAGCTATCAATCTGGATAGTGAAACTGCTTTGGCGATGGGGGAGAGCCGCGGCTATCGGGATATAGACCCTGAAAATTGCTGGGCAGAATGGTTAGCATTCAGGAGCGATAAGTAGCGTTTAAGAGCCTGGCGCCAATAAAATACAAGCCGCTTATACGCAGCGGAGAATTAGGGAAAGATTTGCGCAACGGTTGCCAGACAACAAGAACATGTCCAGGACCAAAAAGTATCTGGATTGACGCGGTCAGGTATAAGTGATGATTTGATTTGGATATAAGGATTTCGGACACATTTAGGACATTTTCGTACTGGCTGTAATTAATCCTTGTAAAACAGATATATAAAAAAAGACCCAATACTAATTAAAAACACTAAAATCAATGACTTACATTTGTACTAGGCGACAATTTGGCTGACAAGAAACGTATATGCAATCTAAAAATTTTACTTAATATCATTCGGAAAAATTTAAACAAAAAAAGCTAATGTAATCATAACACTAAAGATTATTTAATCACTTTATATGTGACTTAGATCACACTAACTCATAATGGGTCTTTAACGTTCTAAAGGTTTAGGATAATTCTTAACATCTTCTTACAAACTAAAGGACTTAGCATGAGTGGATCTGGTGGTGGTATCAGCGGTTCAGATATATTGACTCCCTGTGATAATCTTAAATTTACTACGGACCTTGCTTCACCCAAAGCAGCAGCCATGAGTTTAGAAATTGGCGACATACTCGAAATTACGCTCAACGGTGATGCCCTAGTTGTTATGTACGATGGGGAGATAGTGGGTGGAATTGCTTGTAAAGAAAGTTCAAGGTTAAGATTTTGTTTATCCCAAGGCAATTCTTATAAAGCGAGTGTGCTTACTAAAAATCTAGGACAAATTAAAATTTCCGTTTATCCGGGGTAACTAATCATGATTAATGTGATAGGCGGAGTTTACCGGGAAAAATGTTTAAGACCTTCTTGGGACCATGTTTTTGGCTCTGGTGGCAGGGCTGCAATAGCTATTGCTACCATGGGAACCAAAGTTAACCTACATGCCTATATCAGTGATACCCTTTTATATGACTTTAATTTTAAAGTTGCTTTATTAGGAAACGATGTATTTTCACTAACTAGGTTACCTTACAATAAAGACATAATCTTTAACTATTCACACGGTCTCGATCCTTTAAATCCCCCCATAGTTGAAAAGAAAGAAAACATAAAATTAATAAGTGATAACGCCCTAGTTTTCGGAATGTTAGAATGTGATTTTGAAATCACTGTAGATTACGCTGTTTATGATCCTCAAAATACTTTTAGCACTGAATCATTTTCTAAAAATGGTTCTAAAGCAAATCACTTAGCTCTTGTACTGAACGAAAATGAAGCTAGAACATTGTGTAGTAATAGTCATATTGTAAACATTGAAGAAATCATAGACGTACTTCATACACAAGAAGCAGCTGAAGTTGTTATTGTTAAATGTGGTCCATCTGGCGCAATTGTTTCATATGCCGAAGAAAAAATGAGAATACCCGCTTTTCAAACAAATAGTGTTTGGAAAATAGGTTCTGGAGATTGTTTTTCTGCACACTTTGCTAACAACTGGATTGTAAATAAAGAGCCACCAGAAGTTGCCGCCTATAATGCATCTTTAGCTACGGCATTTTTTTGCGAGAGTTCTACTCTACCTTCTGCATTTATGCTTTCAGATTATAGTCCTAAATCAATTGTACTTGATGACTCTTCACGTAAACCAGTAGTTTATATTGCCAGTCCCTTTTTTACCTTACCCCAGCTGTGGCTCGTTGAACAAATCAGATTCAATTTGATCGAAATGGGTCTTCACGTAACCTCACCCTATCATGATATAGGCATGATTCAGAGTGAAAATAGCAAAGATTGTAATAAGGTATGCGATGCTGATCTGTTAGCAATACAGAGTTCTGATATTATCTTTGGTGTAATTGATGGGTGTGATTCTGGTACTATCTTCGAAATTGGTTATGCTACAGCTTTAAATAAGAAAATCATTTTACTTAATGAGAATGTGCCATTAAATGACTTGGTGATGTTCCATAACAAACATACTTTAATTACTAATGATTATGTAACGGCTATTTATAAAACACTTTGGGCAAGTCTATGAACAGTAAAGTTGGATTAATATTATCTGGAGGCATGGATTCTGCCTGCTTAGCTTGGTGGATGAAACCTAACATGGCCTTCACCATCAATTATGGGCAGTTAGCAGCTGAAGCAGAAATCGAAGCTTCAAGTGAGATTTGCCGCATATTGCAAATAGAACATCATATTATCTCTATTGACTGTAAGCAACTTGGTTCTGGTGACATGGCTGGCAAACGAGCAGATGAAAAAGCACCTGCTACCGATTGGTGGCCTTTCAGAAATCAAATGCTAATTACTTTTGCAGCAATGAAAGCTATATCTTTTGGAATTGAAAAGCTCTTAATAGGTACGGTTAAGAATGATAGTTTCCATAAAGATGGTACATTTGAATTTATAGATGCAATCTCAAATCTTTTATCTCTACAAGAGGGCAACATCATAGTTGAGGCACCAGCATTCACTCTTGATACGTTAGATTTAATTAAGGCATCCTCAATTCCATACGAAATATTAAAACTTACCCATAGCTGCCACAAATCAATCACTCCCTGCAATAATTGTCGCGGTTGCAATAAGCACAATCAAATTTTAAATGATTTGGGGAGGTATTAGTATTTAAGTTATTTTTTGGGCGCAATATGAGCGCCCCAATATATAAGTGTATTAGTTGAAGCTTATTGTAGCCAAAACTTTACCAGAAAACTCTATGTCACTTAATAAGCACTCGAAGTTGGAACTAGGGTTGGTCACCATAATTTTTTTTCCGGGCAGTAAAGATACATCATAAACGTCATATTTATCATCAACACCTAAAACCCAACGGCCGTTACTAACATTCGTGACTTCTGAATCAATAATCCATGCTCCGAAGCTACTGGTTACTAATATAGGGGACACAACGTGCTTTGGCAGAAAAGATATATCAGAGATCCATTCCCCTGAATCTACTAATAAACCATCCTGTAGAACTTTCTTTGGAATTCTATCTTTTTGGTCAATAGCGATGGTTGCATCTCGCTGATTACCTCTACCCGTTGCAAGCCATTTAATTGATACCCCGGTATCTAGCGCGCAGCTTACTACAACATCCCCTGGAAAATAATTACGCCGTATCCATGTACTAACTGTTCCAGAGGAGATATCAAGCAATTCACATAACTGTTTTTGCAGAGTAAATCCATATGCATCAAGTATCCGCCTCAGCACCGGTTTACCACCATTCGCCATAACTTCGTCGTACACAGCCCTGCCACTTAAAGTTGGCAAATTGCTATTGCAACTTGCTTTCTCAAGTTCCCCAGTCACTAACCAGTTAACGTCCGCTCCGGTATCAAGAGAACATTGGACGATAACGTTTCCCGGAACCTGTCCACGCGCCAACCAACTGGCAACATTGCTCTTAGCAATTTCAAGTCGATCGCTTAGTTGCTTCTGCATGGTGAAGCCATAGGCTGACAGGATTCTTTCAAGAACATCTCCCGCCACAGCATTTTCAAGACGCATTATTTTCACCGATGAACGCTAAATTATGTTTATAGTTAAACAATAGCGATCTAGAGTGTTCACACACCACATGTAACACCATAGAACACGTTTAACTACGAGGAGATACTGCGTTATGCATACTGAAAATGCAAACAGCCAGAACGCATTTGACTTAGTGCAATCTAAAGAATTCATTGCCAATGTCGCTGCAATTCTAATGCCCGCTATCAGCGAGGCGGTTAACGATGCCGTAAACAAAGCTGTCACGTTAGCAACTTCACCAACCATGTCTAAGCAAGACTTCGCCGCAGCCAACCGCATCAGCGACTCGGTGCTGGAGAAGTGGATATCTAACGGTGTTGTATTGCTCGCCCCTACACCGTCTTTCACATATACCCAAAACCGCACCAACAAAAAGACCGGTGAAAAGGTCGAAACCACCATGACCAAACATGGCAATCCACTTATCAATGTTGCCGCCTGGCGTGAAAAAAACCGCCAGCACGCAATCAAATGTCGCTACATCAAACCCTAATTTGATTTTGCAAGTTGAGGGCGTTTCAAACATGTTTGATTTCAAGGTTTCTACCCATACGCACTACGACGATGCCTGTCGCAAGTTCGCATTAGCACACAACATGGAAGACGTTGCACAGCAAACTGGCATGCGCGCGCAAACGCTGCGTAACAAGCTGAATCCCGACCAGCCGCACCAGCTTACCGTGCAGGAAGTGTTAACGCTCACCGATGTCACCGAAGATGCGACGCTTATTGATGGCTTGCTTGCGCAAATCCAGTGCTTACCTTGCGTGCCGGTCAATGAAGTCGCCAACGACAAGCTGCCACTGTATGTGATGAAAGCCACCGCTGAGGTTGGTCAACTCGCTGCTGGCGCGATCTCAACTGAGCAATTAAGCGCGAGCTGCAAACGCGGTCTACTACAAAACGTGAATAGCGGTATTCGCTGCTTAACGCTGGCAGCAATCGCTGTTCAAGCGCGCATACAGGCTAACCCTGCTTCGTCTTCGACAGTCGATGCGATCAGCGGCCTTGGCGCTTCGTTCGGCGTGGTGTGAGGTGCAGCCATGATTTCATTTGCTGCACAGCTCAAGAGGCAAAGCCCGTCAATGTCCTACGGGCACGGATGGATTTTAGGTGACAACGGTAAGCGCTGGCATCCGGTTAAACAGGTTTCAGGCGCACCACGTTCTCAGGCAATACCCAAGAGAGGCAAATCATGGCTATTGAAGGCGATTCAATGCTTGTCGAATTGAGTGCCGGTCAGCGCGTCGCTGCACTCAATCACGTTGCGTTATTGCGCTCGCAGTTTAAGGGCGGCGACGGTGAAAAAGATTTATCGCGATTCTTCGATTCAATGCGTGATGTGAGAGACAACAACTACCAGGACAATAAGCGTACACTAAGCGCAATCTTTTTCCTGGCGAATATCGGTAAAGACCGACACAGCGCTGATTTTAGCGAATTAAGTACCGATGAAAAATCCGCAGTCATTCGTGCAATGAACCAATTAAAAGCCGTTGTGAGTTTATTCCCTAAGCGAATGACACTTTCTAACTAAATAACTCAATGCAATTAACTGGCGTAAACCCGCCGGGATTCACTTTGCCCAAAAACAGGAAATTACATGCTGAATAATTCATCCCAATTTAAACAAACGGCTGCATATATCGACCTCGACATGATGCTCAATGACGCGCGCAAAGAAGAGCGTCGCGATCGCGCTGACTTGATGGTCAATCGTCTGAACATATTGGCCGCGAAAATCCGTCACGACGAATTATCGTCGATTGAAGCCGCCGAACTACTCCATCAGGAAATCGAAAAAATCCAAACGCAAATTGCGGAGTCACACTAATGGCCGACTCAATGGATATTGTGCAACAGCGCACCGAGGAAATGCTCGAACGTAATATCGCGCTTATCGTTAACCGCGCCCCTGCGATCAGCGCTTCTTTCTGCGAAGACTGCGACGCACCGATTCCAGAACTGCGCCGCCGCGCCTATCTTGGCGTTACCCGCTGCGTTTCTTGTCAGGAAATTGAAGAACAGCGCGGCAAACACCAGCAGGCCAAGGCCTGATGTCCGATACATATGCATACCCGTGGAATGCTCCACGGCAAGCCATTGTCAGCCCCTATCCCACTTATGATGAGATTCACAATCTCAATCTTCTGAATGCTTAAAAAGCTGAACAAATAGCCAAGCTGAATCAAGCTCATCATCTGCTAGAAAAACAACCTCAGATTGTTCAATTTGATGTCAAACGCCGTATGGCCGAACTTGAAAAATCACAAGGTGAAATTCGTGCCAATGCGTACTTAACAAAGACATTTGTTGAGCGCACATTGCCACGCGTTGAATGTGTGAACACCAAGTATCGCCTCTGCGAAATGAAGGCCGGCACGCAAGCCCTACTCACTAAAAATTCAGACAAAGCAATTGGCGCAGCCAGAGCAAGTGGCGCGCTATGGGAATTGATGCGTCGTTTTAACCGCTTGCCTGATATGGCTCGCGCCGATGTTGATTTACTGGCGGGTGATATTGCCAACTTTACTCTGGCTGAACTGGTGCAAGCACATGGTCAATCTGACAGCGAATCAGATTACAAATACACACATCGCATCTACATGACCGCGGCCACCATCACCCGCGAATTCGACCAGACTCCGCCACTTTGGGAAAAGGTCACGTCTCGATTCTTTGAACCTGAAGAAGTCACACCTGCGATTTTGCGCATGCAGACCGAGAAATGGTGGAAGGGTCGCCTGCGTCGTATCGCGGCATCATGGCGTGAACATCTGCAAATTGCCCTCGCCAACGTCAGCAAAAAACACACGCCCTATGCAAGCAGAATGACGGTTTCGGAATGGCGCGAGCAAAAGCGCCGCACGCGTGAATTTCTTAAAGGGCTTGAGCTTGAGAATGAGGAAACCGGCGAAAGAATCAGCCTAATCGACAAGTTTGATGCAAGCATATCGAATCCTGCCATTAAGCGCTGCGAGTTGATGAATCGCATTCGCGGTTTTGAAAATATCTGCAACGACATGGGCTTTGTCGGTGAGTTTTACACGATCACCGCGCCTTCTCGCTATCACGCCACTATCAAGACCGGTCATCGTAACCGCAAGTGGAATGGCGCTAGCCCGGCAGATACGCAGCGTTACCTCTGCAACGTGTGGCAGAAAATTCGCGCCAAGCTGCATCGCGAAGAAATCCGCATCTTCGGCATTCGTGTTGCCGAACCCCATCACGATGCAACACCGCACTGGCATATGCTGATGTTTATGCTGCCTGAAAATGTCGATCGTGTGCGTGAGGTGATCAGCGACTATGCATGGCGTGAAGATGGTATAGAACTAACCAGCAAAAAAGCGCGCAGAGCGCGCTTTCATGCCGAAGCCATTGACCCCGACAAGGGCAGCGCCACCGGCTATGTGGCGAAATACATATCAAAAAACATCGATGGCTATGCACTCGACGGCGAGCTGGACGATGAAAGTGGTAAAGAACTTAAAGACACCGCGCCCGCCGTTTCGGCATGGGCTGCACGTTGGCACATCCGGCAATTCCAGTTCATTGGTGGTGCTCCGGTCACGGTTTATCGCGAACTACGCCACATGGCCGACAGCGAAACCGCGCATGGACTCAGTATCGAGTTCGCGGCCGTGCATGACGCTGCTGATGCAGGCGATTGGGCTGGCTACGTTAACGCACAGGCGGCGCATTTGTGCGTCGTGATGAGCTGGCCGTGCGCACCTAGTATCAACCAAGCGAAGATCTCAACGCTTACGGCGAAGAAACTATTCGTATCAAAGGTGTGTAGGCCACTGACGCTGGCGCAGATACACCAATCCTAACCAGATTGACGCAATGGAAGATGGTGCCGAAGCGTGCTGTTGATTTGGCCGTTGACGTTAAGGGCGCGTCCGCGCCCTCTTGGAGTTCTGTCAATAACTGTACGGCGTCGCCGCCAGTTGATATCCCTCTCGATTTCTCACAGACGCCAACACGAGCAGAAAGGCGGCGTATTTTGCGGCGACTGCACGAAAGCACACATGTTAAGCAGCGAAAACAGCCACCGCCAGCGCCAAACGCTCAGCACTTGGAAAAGCGCGAACAGCTTAAAGAGATATTCCACGATGTCTCGCGTTTACACCTGTCCGAAGGTGAGATCACCTGGATGATGAGCGGCCGAAAACTGAAAGTAGGTGAGCAAACATTCTGGAGCGGCAGCAGCGGGCATCTGTTCCGGAATCGGCGTAAAGCATCCACCGTCCTTAGCAGGTTTGAGGCCTTGGCTAAGAAATGTATGGGCAAACGCAGCGCTCAATAAAACAGCATTTAACTTACAAAAAACCATGCGAATCTTTACGGTTCCTAAATCGCATGATACTGTTCATTCATACAGTATAAAAATTGATTCAGGAGTTAATTAACTGATGGACTTAGACAATCTGAGCGAGACCGTTGCACGCATTCAGTTTATCGCCGACGTTTCGCTTGTCGCACACTGCAAAGAAAATGAACTAAAATTGGCACTGTCGATGATCAGTGAGATGGCCGGAAAGATTGATACAGCGATTTATCAGGATGCCATTTTCCGTCAGGCTGAATGACTTCTTTTCAGTAACTCCCCTGCCCTGAGCCACCATTTCGGTGGCTTTTTCATGCTGCAGCAAAGTGCATGATTTTGCATGATCCAGATAGGATCGCCGATCGCTACAGCGCCCATAGCTGGCGCGGCTTGACGAGGTGCATGCATCTGCATGAAAAGCGATGCATAAAGCGGGCAGGCGTGGCGGGGATAGCATTGCGCGCCTAGCCTAATCTTTAATATCTACTTTAAAGGTTGTACTATTGTCGTCTTGAGTTTACTTTCATCCCAATATTTAAGGAAGAATATGACTATCACTAAGAATCGTGCCGATAGCAAAACCTTACCATCATGGTCATTTGAGTTTAAGAATATAGGGTGCCTTAAAAGTGGGCAACTTGACATAAAACCTTTAACCATTCTTTGCGGCAGAAATAACACTGGTAAGACATGGATAATGTACAGTATTTATGGTTTTCTTAATACAGCCAAGCCTAATACAAAACTTCCTCATGTTTCAGAAATCAATAAAGAACTAAAATCGCTTGGTACTTATGAACTTAACTTAGAAAAGTGGATTGAACAATATTATACCACTATAAGAAAAGAGTTTGATAAAGATTCAGCATCAATGCTTGAGGAGGTTTTTAACACTTCTGATGAATCTATTTTTTCTAATTCACATTTTTCAAGGGTAGTTGACAAAGAGACTCTCATAAATCACGCCAAACAAAAAGAAATTTACTTCACTCTGACATTAGGCACTAGTAAAAAAGAAATAATCAGTATAGAAAAAGAAAGTGGAAACCCCATTTTAAAAATAACCCTTTTGGATGTTGACTTTACCCAAAGTGAGCGATTCATTAATCATACATTAATTCAGGTTTTACAACTTGAACATGACCGCCGCCCCGCATTTTTAATACCTGCAGAACGAAATGGATTACACCTTTTCTATAATGAACTAAGCTCAAGACGCACAGCGCTACTTCATCATGCATCCAAAGAGAGCTTTGATTTGAGTTCATTGCTCAAAGATGTATTAAAATCAAAATATTCTGCACCAATTGCTAACTACATTGACTGGCTCAATGAGTTGAAAACAATTAGAAAGAAAAAAAGTGTCGAATTCCATTCAGCTGCAGAAGAAATTAAAAAAATAATCTCTGGGAAATATACAGTAGATAACGAAGGTCAAATCTATTTCTCTACTTACAAAAAGGGAAAGGAAGAGTCTAAAAAATTAGAGCTTCATTTATCATCCTCTACAGTTAAGAGCCTCTTTGGACTATGGTTTTATTTATAGCACCAAGCTGAGATTGGCGATATATTGATGATTGATGAACCTGAATTAAATCTTCACCCTGCAAACCAAAGAATTATTGCTAGATTTTTAGCAAAACTATCAAACTCTGGATTAAGAGTTATAATTAGCACCCATAGCGATTAATTTCTTAAGGAAATCAATAGCTTAATAATGCTTTCATCTTCTGACACTGATGATATTGACAAAAAAAATATATTAAAAAAACAGGGTATTGATAATGAAAGTATAATCACAAGCCAAAACGTTACGGCATATCTTTTTGATAAAAATCAAATTCAAGAGATGGTGAAGACAAACGAGGGCATAAATGCTGTAACATTTGATGAGGTTATCCATAGCATCAATGATAACAATGATGAAATTTACTTCTCTTTAGTTGATAAAAAAAACAACCATGATGAAAGTTTCATTGATGAAAACTCACTCAATGGTGACGAATAATGGCGGAAATCACTAGTGTCTTTCAAAGCTCAATTGAATCTAGTTATGTATTAACTAGACAAGCCGCCTTTTGGGTAGTTGAGGAAACCAATCCAAACTCAAAAAACACTAAGCTATTGGTTAATGGCTCGGGGATATTTGGTTTTTCACTAGATAGTAATCTCGTCCCCAAACCTGCATGGAAATTCATTAAAAGTAATGCAGTTAAGGGATTGAGTTCAGTTTGCGATGGGATATTCGTAACAAGCCATGATCAAAGAGACTATTTTATTGTAATTGATCTCAAATCAACCAAATCAACTGGAATTTCAAAGCAATTGCTTACATCTATACATTTGTGTAAATGGCTTCACAATGTATTAAGTTTGCATGGGCATTTAAATAAAGAAACTAGATTTGCTGGAGTTGTTAGTAAAATCAGCAATCGAACCCAAGCAGCGAAAATAGGTTCTGTTAGAAAACCCATTCCTGAACCAATAATTCATCAGGGGTTTCCTATCTTCCAGTTGCATGACGTCCAAAAAATATCTTTAAATGACATTTGCAGCAAGTGCTAAAATAAAGGCTCATATCTGAGCCTTTATAAACCTAAATTTATCTATGATATTTATTTTGAAAAATTGTATTCTCTGAAACGTATAACCTCACAATTCAACCAATCATTTAATGCAATAAGCCTTTCTTGCAGCGGCGTCAGCTCATTCCGCACAAACACCTGCGCCGCCTTCACCGCATCCCCGAACCCGCCCGCACTGTCCGGGATTATCCCCATCATCTGCGGCGGCACGCGGTGTGCACTAAGCAAATCATCGCGGCTGGCCTTCTTAATGTTGAAAAAGTCATCCTTGGTAGCCACTTCACTCAGCGGCAAAATCTTGATCCCATCCGGCTTGCCATTGGGCGCATACATAAACAGGTTGCGGAAATTGCCAATCCCTTTAGTGTCCCGCATCGCCTGCCGCATGCGCTCGATGTCACTGCTACTTTGCGCTGCATCGGTCATGTACAGGATTTAACCCGCGTGCGCGCCGTTCTGGTAATACTTGCGGCGGAACAACGTAGCAGCCTCATTTAGCCAGGCGGAATTAAGCGCGCTAAGATATTCCGGCAGACCGTAAAGCTCCTGATTCACGTCTGACTCAATCAGGTGGAAAACCCGATCCGTTTCAAACTGGTGCGCCTCCTTCCACTCATTCACGAACCAGTAAACACCCTTCTCCACGCCGCGCCGCGTGTACTTGGCTGGTGACGTTTCCAGACGCAGCGGTTTGCCGAGCGCGTTGCGGCGCAGCTCCGCGAATGCATTGCCAAACACCAGATAGTCAAGCGCAAACTTGCTGAACTCCTGCTGGCTCAGCAGCGGATGCGGGATAAACGTTGAGGCCAGTATGTTGCGCATCACGTAGAGCGGCGAGCTGTGATGCACTGCCGAACGCAGGCTTTTGGCGAGGCCGTGGAAGCTGACCGGCGGCTCGTACCAGCGGCCGTTATGGATGCACTCGGCGTAATCCATGATGTCGCGCTTATCGAGTACCGCCGTTGGCTCGCCGAAGCTGAACGCCTCAAAAGGCTGTGACGCATCCTGCGCGGGCTGGGTTTGTGCGGTAAATGCCTTGTGGCGGTTGCGTTTACTCATCAGTAAAACTCCATAAATGAAAGGTTAGCGCCGCCGCTGGCGGCGGTGAGCGGTTCGTTCAGCAGGGCGTGCATGATTGCCCACGCGACATCGGCGTGGCTGGCTTCCTCGCTGTGGCTGGCCTCGTAGGTTGAGCGGTTGCCGCTGGCCGTCATGGTTTTGCGGATCGACATAAACGACTACGTGATGTCGGTCTGGCCTGCGTCGTATTCGAGACGACCGCAGCTGATGGTGTCCTTGGCTTTCAGCACCATTGCGGTTTTTACTTCCGGCGAATATTTGATTTCGCGCGTCGCCGGAAAGAACTGGCGCAAAAGCTGGAATACGCCCTGACCGATGCCAGTGGTGTCCACGCCGATGTATCGCACTATGCCGATCGGTAAAGAGCTGCACGATGAATTGAAAGATAAAGAGGGAGAGTTTTTCGCGGAGTATTATCGCCAGTTTTATCGCGTAATACGTCTAACCCGAATTGAATTGCCAGAAGGATTCATGAGCCACATTCCACGCCATAGATTCACCAGCCACTTCATAATGACCTGTGGTATCCCCCTGGAGTTACAGCGCATATTTGAACACTAAGATATAAGCGTAACCATGCGTTATCCCCACTTCGCGCCTGATCATCTTGAAGATGCTATTCACTGCAATCCATTAACGATTATGGCCGGAAAAAGTGGCGGAAAAATGGCGGCGAAGGTTATCACAGGGTAGAACACGGTATAACAGGATTGGTAATAACTCATTGATAAGTATGAAATTATTGTCAGTCAACAGTAAATAAAAAAAGACCCAATACGATTCCTGTATCGGGTCCAGGGAAATGGCTCGTTGAGAGCCGTGCGCTAAAAGTTGGCATTTTTGCAGGCGAGGACGCCTTGCCTTTTAAAGGTAGACCAGCATCGGTGATTTTCCAGCCAGCGGGCTTCGCCGCCGGCAAAAGCTGCCAACTCTGTGATCAGGCTGGCACTAACGGCTGGCAGGCGCAGCGGCAAAAATGTGCGCTACGCCTGAAAATGCAGGGATTATTTACCGCACAACTGCTGGGCGCGATCGACGATCGGCTGCAGGCTCATTTTTTGTCCCGGATGCGCTTTATCGGCGGCAAGGATGGTATCGATGGATTGCAATGTGCCCTGCCCGGCATTGCCGCGCGCCAGCGCTTTATCATTAAGCGGATACTGCAGCAGCGTGCTGGGGTTGATGGCAAACAGCGCGCCATCTTTCTCGCAGGTCAGCATCACCTCTTCACGGGTGAACGGCCACTTATCTTTGCCAATTTCAAAACGGCTGACGGTGATAATCTGCCCGGCGAACGCCTGGCTGCACAACGCCATCAGTAACCCAGCTGGAATCAGTTTCTTCAGCAA